GGGAGGGGATGACGCTACACTGCACGGTGTGAGGCGCCATCGCCAATTACGATCGACCCGCAATCTCCTGAGGCGGCTGGAGATTGTCGTTATGAGCCCCCGCCAGTGTCTGGGGGGCGCTGCGGAAAGGAGAGGTCGTTGCCACACGGATCCTCGTCAATCTTGGAATACACAGCGCCCCACAGGACTGGCGGGTAAAAGCCAACATGCCCGTATTTGTACATGAGCTCAACCTCCCCCGGGCGAGGGAGTCTGGAGAGCCACTCCAGGCGGAAAGAGGACCAGGGTATGTCCATTTCACGGAGGAGGGCGAGATCCGAGTGGGACCCAGTGAGTTCAGGCACTTTGTGCCTGTGGTGTAACCAGTCCCAGTACTCATCAATGACGTACCTGGCATTCTCGTTGTAATAGAATGTCAGGTATGCCATACTGGTCCTAACCACTTCCCAGTGGAGTTCTTTACGATTGCGCTCCGGCACCAGAAACATCTCATAGAGGTCCTGGAGGGGTCTAGTGGGTCGTATTCCCATTGGCGTTGCAGTGAAATACATTGACAGGAAAGATCCCTCTACTTTCTCCTCGGGATCTCCATCAATGCCAACCAGATGGTTGGACTCGTACGATTTTTCACTGCTAACGACCATTGAAAATTCCGCCCAGGCCCTCTCCTTCACCTTCTCAAGGCATTTGTACTCAGGCCCCGTCGTAAATTGCTACCACCGAGTCATCACCGAATGTCCAAATCTTACACCTGACACCTAGTGCGTTCATACATCGCTTGAGAATAATCCAGTTGGCGTAACTGCCGGCAATGCTAGTCCAGGGATCGCCAGACGCGACGCCCTGCTGCTTCCGGTAAACGACACCATCGGGCATCGCTATTTCGGTCTTCACCAACTGTTTAAACTCAGAGTCCCAGTATGCACGCGTTCCCCGCCCGGGCTCAAATCTCGTCGCCACGTGGTCCATAACCCGTGACAACAGCTCTGAGGGAACCCGAGCATCGAACCCCTTGAAATCAATGAATAGGTAATGGTCCGCGTCACCGCACCAATTCCAAATGTCCTGATATGATTCCGAAAAGGGACCAGTGCCAAGTAAAATCCCACCGTCCTCCTTCGGGAGACGTTTACACTCCGCCATGTAAGGGCCAGACGCAAGGGTTCCCATCAAGTGACGCACGAGATCAGGCATCACAATCAGTCGACCCTCCTTCTTCCCCTCGGCGTTGTGATCACGATTGATGTCCATGCGCTTACCACGTCCAGCAACTCCGCACGGAGGGACATCATACGTCTCACCACTGTTCACCATTCTTTCCAACACCTTCGTGGCCTCCACTACGGCAGGCATCAGCGCCTGGCGCTTGGTCTTATATCCGAGCCTCTTCCACCGTATCCCCGGACTCGTACGTGATGGCACGCTTATCTTAGGAAACACTCGGGGATCGAGCCAGCCAGAAATCCGCGGCCCCCACCTCTCGACACCTGCCAACTCTCGAAAGAGCCCTGCATAGGTAGTGCTCGAGACCGTGCGAACATCGGGGTTCCGCAAGCCAAATCCCTTTATGTGCGTGTATAAATCATCAAACGAGGGGGGAACGAATTCAGAGTTGATAATAGACAAGTCAGGCCCAGGCAGACCTGATAAATGCGTAGCACGCTCATCAAGAAAAGAAGAAAAATAACGAGAATTGGATGTCTCCGGCTGTACGTAACGATACCGCACTGCCCCAGACATCCCCAAACAATCAACGCCAGGAAGATCCTTAGCCCATTTACAAGGAGATAGAAAGAAACGCCACTCCTTAACGCCGTGCCCACTGGCCTCAGACATCGTCGTCGGATTTTCAGTTATCCAGTCCAGTATCACAGACTCATCAGTGTTATCCAACTCCGCGCCTCCGTACAGCGATCCAGCGGACACTAAAAATCCAAATCATGTAACGCGTCGCGCGTCACGACGTCCTCCAAGGCACCCACATCCTCGCCGTCCTCCCCGAGCTCAATACCAAACTGAGCCAGCGCCGCCGCCGCGCTCTTCCGCTTTGCAACATACCCCGGATCCAATCGCGAAAGC